AATTCGAGCGTTTTGTCCGCGCTCTCCTTCACCACCCACATATTCTGGTTTCGGGAAAGGGCGACGTTCGGGCAGGTGTTTTCGCTCATGCTTTGCTCCTCTGAGTCGTATAAAAGGTGTGCAGATCGACGGTGACGGACAGGGTATAGCGCCCATCCTGTCCCGTTCCTGGATCCTGTAGCGTTGTTTCCTCGCATCGGAGTTCCCCGCCGGAAGGCAAGGGGAGGGCGGTACGGCGGAAGGCGTTTTCGATGCGCCCCTGCAAGGCGTAGCCCGCGGGGACGGGCATGTCCGGGGGCAGGGACAGCGTGACGACATAGACGCCCACGCGCTTGGAGAGGGCGTCCGGCCCGCCGAGTTCCCCACGGAAGCTCTTGCCCATGTTCAGCTTGCGGGCGACGAGCACCTGATCGGGTGAAGGCGTGGTCTTTTGCCCCATTGGAAGGATGCGGGCGTCGGCGCCGACCGTCTGGAAGAGCAGGGCGTCCAGCACGGCGTAGAGATCGAAGAGGCTCGCGTACATCAGGCTTCCCTCGCCATTTGCCCGAGCTGTTCCGCGGCCTCCCGGAAGGTAAGGGCGATGAAGCCTGCGGGGGCCTGCTCGGACCATCCGGCCTCAAGGAAAGGCATATAGTCGAGATCGTTTGTGATGCTGAACGATTCCGCGTCGGCCCCCACTTTGGCGATGGCTTGTTCCACGGCGGCCGACACGTCGCCCCGGAACTCGGGGTAATCGCCCGCCGGAGGCACGGCGTCGCTCGGTTCCGCGCCGAGGTTCCATGACGTCCGCGCCCGGCCCGTGTCTTCCGGGGTGCGTTCCACTAGCGTCCGGTAGGCTTCAAAGGCCACCAGCGCGACGGTACTCCGGGCGTATTCCGCGTACAGGGCGCACATCTCCGTCATGGCCTTGTCGAGTGCGCGGGCGTCGGACGTGCTCAGACGGTCGAGTGCGGCCATGCGGCGCTTGATGGCATGGCGGCGGCTTTCGATGGCGGCAATGTCCACGGCTACCCCCTGCGGATCAGGATGTTGTGGACCAGTGCCGTATCCCCCGGGGCCACGGGTGCGGAGTCCACGACGCTCCATGTTTCGCCGTCCATGATGATCTGGTCGGGGACGGCGGGCACGGGAAGGCCGGAGGCCGCGGCGAGGATGATGCAGTCCCCAAGCTGTATGGGCAGTTCCGGGTTTTCTTCGATTTTGGCGTTCTTCCGTATGCCCTTGAACGGGGTATCCTTGATCGAAGGTTCATAACGCATGGTCTGATCGTTGTAGACCTGTCCATCCTTCTTCTGACGGTAGATCATCCGTTTGCCGAACTTGTTGATCAATTGGCGTGCGGTCCTGCCCACGCTGGCGTACAGGGATGCGCTCATCCTCTTCCCACCTCCATGATGCCCCCGCCCTTGCCCGTGCAGACGGTACCGAGCCCGGCGAGCAGGCCGGACAGGGAGGGGAATACTGTTTCCGCCGGGGCCGTGCCGTTGTAGGCGATGCTGATCACGTCCACGCTCAGGCTGGCGATGTCCCCGCCCCGGTCGAGCGGCGCGAGGTAGTCCTGTTCGACGAAGAAGCCCGCCAGTTCGCAGCAAGCCTCGACGACTTCCGCAGGGACTTCATCCGAAGGGACAGGCCCGTCCTGCGTGCTTACGCCCGCCCGAGGCCACGCCATGCGCTGCGAGCGGGAAGCCTTGCGCCCGTTCCACATGACCTTGCGGTTGAGCCAGTCAGAGGAGCGGATCAGCGCAGCCTCCTTCTGGGCTTTCGCCAGTTCGTCCGTCCATGCGGCCGTCAGCCGGGCGGCATGGTAGGCGTCGGCATCGGCAACGCTGGCGAAGCTGTTGGCCCCGGCGGGCAGGGTGCCGTCTTCAACGATGAGGGGCATGGTTTTCTCCTTGAAGTCCCGTTTTGGGGTTCCGGGCGGGGGCGGAGGGTATTCCCCCGCCCGGTCGAAGCGCGGGGCTACTTGCCCTTGCGCTTCTTTTTCCTGGGGGTGCAGGTCATGGCGGTGTCTTTGCCGTTGGGGTTACGCTTGCGGTTGCCCGGGGACGTCACTGCCGGCGCGGGCTCCGCTGGCGGCGAGGACATGGGCCAGCACGTCGGCCTTGGCGGTGATCGTCGCGGGGATGGCGATGCCGTGCGCCTTGGCATGGTCACGCAGCTCCGCCAGCGTCATC